GTTCATCGCTGGTGCGTTGCCCACTGGTGAACGTCCCATCAACTGGCGCATGTCCTCGTTTCGCATGACGCCGCCGTTGCTGCTTGGTACGAAAAGTTCCGGACCACGCTCACCCACCATGTAAGGCTGGCCGCCTTGCACCGGACCACCGTTTGCCTTAAACGGAATCGGAGCCTGTGTAAACTGACTGGTTGCGTCAAAACTACTGGGGCTACTGAAAGATCCGCCACCACTGCCGCTAAAGCTCGGGCCACCTAAAGCTTTAAGAACTGCTTGGAGAGCGATCATCGTTAACTGCTTAACTATAATTTCTGCGGCCATCTGCACAAAATTTTCACCAATAGTTTTAAACATATCGGCCAGTGCTTCTTGCGTTGATTTGCTGCCATTTACAATGCTTTGAAATGCCGTACCAAAAGCCGCGCCAATGTTGTCGGCAACACGAACAGCGATATTTCCAAATTTTGTAAGTTCTGTAAGTTCGCCTTTTAGTTGTGCAACACGGTCTTCAATAGTGTCTTTGTCTGATGTACGGCCTTGACCTGGACCCTTGGCGGCTTCGCCTTCAATAGCTTCGCGTTGCCTTCTCAATAAGTACAGCTGCTCTTCAAGGGCTTCAGTTGTAGCTCCGTTAGTCTTGGCTCGTAAAATGTCTAATTCCGTCAGTTTTATTGACTCTTCAACTTGTCTTAACTGAACTTCAACCTGCCTATTAAATTCTGTAATCCTTTTTGCTTCTGACGGTAATACACCTTCCATAAGAAGACGGTTATATTCTTGAGTTGCGGCGATACCTGCTTCCTGCTGTTCCCTTATGTTACGGATCGGTTCAGCCGCGCTTATAATTGCCGCAGCTCTCTTTCTTTGCGTTTCTTCCTCGACATTTGCAAGCTGAGTTTGCCTAATCTGATCAGCTAGTGCTTGCTGCTCGTCTTTAAACTCTTGATTCTTTAAATTACTGATACGCGCCAAGGTGCGCTCGTAATCTCTTTGAATTTTTTGCCTTCGGCCTTCTAAACTGCCGCTAAACTGTAAAACGCTTAGCTGATTCTTAAGATCGCCGGTAAACTGGCGTGCGCGTTTTTGCTGCTCAGCTTGTTGCTTAGCAAGACGCTCAGCTTGTGCCGCAGACCTATTAGAAGCGGTTTGCGCTTTTTTTGCAGCCCTCTCTTGCGCTTCTGCAATCTGCGTGTTTAACTTCAGTCGCTCCACGGCAAACTCATTTCTAATCTTTTCAGAAGTTTCGTCAAAAGCCGCTTTATCTAGCTCCCCATCTTTCGTAAGGGCTTTTTTAGCTTTTTCTATTTTTAACTCTTCTCTACGATTAATAAGAGCTTCTTTAGTGGCAACGACCTCGCTGTTTGTAAGATCATTTTTAAGACCGGCTAGTTTTGTTTGAAGTTGTGTTACTTTAGTGTCTTGCAAGCCAAGAGAATTTATAGCCTCTTTTGTTTTAAGTATGTTGTTCTCACCTAGAATCCTGCCCTCTGTTTCTTTACGAATTTCTTTTACTCTGTCGGCAATTTTTGTTTCTATATTTTCTATGTCTTCTAGTTGTTTTGAAGGTGCCCCAAGGATAAATTCTTCTAAATTAAACCCACCAAAACTCTGCTGAGCTGCTGCTGTTCTTTGGGCTTTTAAAACCTGTAGCTGTGGATCGGTTTCATTTGCTAAACCAGCTTGGATGTCTACAGTTTTTTGAACGAAGTCCGCAAGATCACCTAAAATGCCGCCAAACGCTTGAGCAAAAGCTGCTTGCATTTGTGCCATAGCAGCACTAAATGCGTTCGCTAATCGTGTTGTGTCGTCACCAAAGTCTTGCAGTGCCGCAACACCTTGAGTTCCTACCGTGTCCGCAAGAAGTTGTGTAGCAAGCTCTAAAGCTTGGGTTTTTGTACCAAGATTCTCTATAGACTCTAAAGCTTGGCCAACTTCCGTATTTGCTTCGCCAGATGCTGTGGCCAATGCCTCTATATCTGCCGTTAGAGGATTTAGCGCATTACCAAGTTCCCCCGCACCTGCAACTATTGAATCTACAAACGAACCAATCTGAGTGCCGAGCAGTGATAGCGCGAAGCCCGCTTGGCCGCCAGCAATACCACCGGCTAAACCGCCAAGACCGCCACCTGCAGCAGCGCCAAGCCCTTGGCCAAACAGCAAGGGAAAAGCACCACCGATAATCGCACTGCTGGCTACGTCCCTAGCTCTATTGCGTCTTGCCTGATTTTGTCTATCTAGTTTTCTTTGGTTATCGGCAACCTCTTTGTTTGCGTTCTTCCTTGCCCTAACTCTTTCGTTCAACCTTTCTGTAAAACGTTTTTGCTCTGCTTTGTCGTCCTTTATTCTTTTCTGGAATACTCTGTCACTGTCTTCAATTTCTTTTTTAGTTGTTTCAACTATGCGCTTAAACTCTAAGTCAAGCTCTCTTCTTATACCTTTTGCTTTTACTTGGAAAACTTTTGCTTCGTTTTGTTTCGCAAACTCCGCAACCTTGTCTAAATTCTGCCGTCTAATGTTAAATTCGTCCGCAGCAGCCTTGGCTTTAGCAATCGATTCCTGTGCTATTTGCTCAGCCCGCGCTCTTGAGTCTTCCTTTAAACGACGCTTAGCTGATATAGATCGTAATTCAGAACTGGGTCGCTGTCCCGCAGCCTCAGAAGCAAGTAACTTTGCTTCATTGGCACTACGAACCAGGGCCTCTCTATTTTTCAGTTCTTCGAAAACTGCGTCTGCTTTGCGGTTTTGTAAGGCAAGTAACGCTTCCTCTAAAGCAAGCTGGTCTCTCTGGATTGCAACACCACGGCTTGGATCGATAGGCGATGAAGCAAACTCTGGATCGCCTTGTCTACCTGTGCCAGCCGGTACTTGAGGCCCGTACCTAGCTGCTGAAAAACCAGTAGATGCTTCGCGGACAACTCTATTAGCCGCAGTTTGTTTTGCTATCTGCTGGTCAATTAAACTGTTTTGGCGTGCTCTGGCTGCGTTGGATTGGCCAAGAGCATCTACATAGTTTTTTACAGCATTTGCTTCTTCTTTCGTCCCTAACGCTACATCCCTTAAGTTTTCACTCGCAACATCTAAAGCATTACTGTAATTTCGTATGCTCTGAACGAGTTTTGGGTCAACTGGATCAAAAATACTTTCATCATTTAACTTAGTTATTTTATTTGCAAGAGCATCTATAGTAGTTTGAAGCTGCTCTAATTTATTCGCGCCTTTTACGCCGATCTCTATTTCAGCTCTGTAAGCCACAGCCAGACCGACGTACCTGTTTTCTTACTTTAGCGGCGGCGGCGTGCTTTATCCATTTCCTTTTGCTGCTCGTCGTTGATCACCTTGAAGTAGGCGCTCCAGCCAATTAACTCCTCGGGGGTCATGGTGGCGCGAACTTCGGACAGACTCATGCCTAGTTCTTTGGCAACGCCGAACTGCAGCATGAGCCAGTTGTCCTTACGAAGTTCTGCGCTCAGGATTTTGGGTCCATTTCTGCTGCTTCGTCGTCAGTCAAAACGCCGAGCATCAGAGCTTGCAGATCCTTATCTTTGACTTCGTTCTTCAGCACGTCAATTTCGCCTGCGCTGAACAGCTTTTGGCCGTTGGCGTCTTGCGCTTTGGCCAACAACAGCTGCAGTGCAAAAGCGTTGGCGTCGTCAGACTTGGCGTTGCGCTGGGCACGCTCACGCTCGGCCATTGTCAGTGGCGTAACGTACATCTCGAAAATCGTTCCATCCGAGAGTTCGACTTCTTTTTTTACGGGCTCTAGGTTGGCTGCTTTGCGAAGGCGGTCGATCGCACGCAAGTTAGAAGCAGGCATTTGATTTGCTGGTGTATGGCGTTACTGTAGCGGACAAGCCAATAAAAAACCCCGGCGGATAACCGGGGTTTGTGTCCCTTTTCGCGTTTATCCTATCAGGACTTGGCGAAGTCGAAGGTTGGGGTGGTGGTGGGACGGAAGTTGATTTCCACGGCCTGTGCGTCATCAGGGTTGATGGACAGGTTGGCGGAAGTCAGGTTTGCCTCGAAT